TTTTCAGAATTTAGAAGCAACATACACGTCATTAAGCCTTATGACATACCGACTGATTGGATTAGATTTAGGTCATGTGATTACGGGTACTCTAGTTTTTCTGCAGTCCATTGGTTTGCTATTGACCCTAGCTATGGGACGCTTATAAACTATAGAGAGTTATACCTTAGTAAACATACAGGTAGAGACTTATCTAAAGCCGTCAAAGAGGCTGAAGGTGGCGAAAGAATACAGTACGGGGTTCTAGACAGTTCTTGTTGGCACAACCGTGGGCAGATAGGCCCATCCATTGCAGAGGAAATGATCTCTGAAGGTACACGGTGGCGTCCTAGTGACAGAACTAATGGGGCCAGAGTAGCAGGCAAGAACAGACTTCACGAAGTCCTTAAGGTAGATGAATATACAGACATTCCCGGTATACAGTTCTTTGATACCTGTAGACAAATCATAGCAGACTTACCTATTATTCCATCCGATCCAAGAGGCTCTGATGATATCGACCCACGATACGCTACTGACCACGCCTATGATAGCGTAAGGTACGCAGTTATGAGCCGACCAAGAGCTTTTTCACCGTTTGACATGGGTAAAGGCATTCCACAACAGAGTTGGCGTCCTGCTGACCAAACATTTGGGTACTAAATATGGCATTAATGGACAAACCTTTCCCTGAAGACGCTTCTGATTCTGACCTTGCTGTCCCGTTGGACGAAACTGATGATGTAGAACTTGAAAATCAAGAGTATGCAGGCGCAGTTAGTTTTGTTACTAGCCAGTACAGGCGTTCTAAAGACCATAGGCTTTCAGATGAAGAGCGTTGGCTGGACTCTTATCGCAATTACCGTGGTTTGTACTCTACAGATGTGCAGTTTACCGATACAGAGAAGTCTAAAGCCTTTATTAAGGTAACTAAAACTAAAGTATTGGCTGCTTATGCTCAGGTTGTAGACGTTTTGTTTGCAGGTTCCAAATTTCCAATCGGCATTGAGGCTAGACAGTTTCCTAATAACGTAGTTGACTCCGTATCTTTTGACCCTTCAGCACTTACTACTAAAAAAGCCAAAGATGAGGCTAACGTAGACTATGAAGTGCCTTCTACTATGGCACGTCCTGATATAGCCAAAGACTTAGGTATATATCGCAAAGCATTAACTCCTATTGAAGACGATTTACAGCTTGGTGCAGGTAAACTTCCGGGTTCTATTACGTATGAGCCAGCTAAACGTGCCGCTCAGAAGATGGAAAAGATGATGCACGATCAGTTGGACGAAACTGATGCGCCAAAACACCTTAGGTCCGTTGCATTTGAATGTTGTCTGTTTGGTACTGGTGTATTTAAAGGGCCATTTGCTCAAGACAAGGAATATCCTCGCTGGACAGAAGATGGTGACTACGATCCTATCTTTGAAACTATTCCTAAGATGGAATATGTCTCTATGTGGGATTTCTACCCTGACCCAGATGCACGTAACATGTCAGAAGCTGAATTTACTATCCAACGTCACCGTTTAAACCGTACACAATTGCGTAATCTAAAGAAACGACCTCATTTCCGCGAGGAAAGCATAGAACTTGCAATAGAGCATGGTTCTAACTATACACGGGAGTACTGGGAAGACGCACTAGAAGATGATTCTATTAATTCAGACATGGATAGGTATGAAGTACTAGAATATTGGGGTATTTTAGACAAAGACTTGGCTGAAGAAGCTGATATAGATATCCCTAAAGAATTAGAAGATAAGGACGAAGTTCAGGTTAATATCTGGGTATGTAACGGTCAAATACTACGTTTGGTACTTAATCCGTTCACACCTAGCCGTATACCTTACCTTGCAGTACCTTATGAGCTAAACCCTTACTCATTCTTTGGTATTGGTGTAGCTGAAAACATGACAGACACGCAGCTTCTTATGAATGGCTTTATGCGTATGGCTGTTGACAATGCTGCCCTTAGTGGTAATCTCTTAATAGAAGTGGATGAGACTAACTTAGTACCGGGACAGGACATGACAGTATACCCCGGTAAAGTCTTCCGTAGGCAGAGTGGCGCACCCGGACAGGCTATCTTCTCTACTAAGTTTCAGAATGTAAGTCAAGAACTTTTAATGATGTTTGACAAATCTCGACAGCTTGCAGATGAAGCTACAGGCATTCCCTCATATACCCACGGCTCTGGCGCTGTAGGTGGAGTAGGGCGTACAGCTTCTGGCATGTCTATGTTAATGGGTGCTGCAGCGCAGAACATTAAAGCCGTGGTACGTAATATTGATGACTATCTTTTAGGCCCACTAGGAAAAAGTCTGTTCAGCTTTAATATGCAATTTAATTTTGACAAAGAATTTATCGGAGACTTAGACGTTAAAGCACGGGGAACTGAAAGCCTGATGCGAAACGAGGTACGCAGCCAACGTCTTCTGCAGTTTATGCAAATGACACAGAATGAACAGATGGCCCCTTTTGTTAAGTACGACTACATCCTTAGGGAACTAGCAAGCAGTATGGATTTAGACGAAGATAAAATTCTTAATGACCCTAGAGAGGCTGCTATTCAGCAGAAGATGATGGCTGAACTCAAGGCTCTCATGCCAGAACAGCCAGCACCACCTCCAGAAGGGGGTCCACAAGGACCACCATCAGTACAAGACCCTACGGGTAATGGGGGGGCTAATATAGCACCGGGACAGGCTCCTGAACCGGATGCCGCTGGCTTTACTGGTGGTGGCGGTGGAGACAACGGTGGGCAACCACCTCCGCAAGAAGCACCGCCTCAATGATAGGAAGTCTTACTAATCTGTTTCCTGTATCTATATACCAAGTAAAGGGTGGAATATCTGAAAAACTAAGGCAGGAGATGGTGAAGGACATAGACCTTTCTATAGAAGAGGCTGGTCCTACTAGGTCTACAGGTACTTGGACAGGGGATTGCAATGGGTATCATGCTATACATAACTCTGCCGTTTACAAACCTGTGTTTGACGTGTTCAGCATTGCAGTACGCGAGTATATTACTTCCTTAGGCTGTAACCCTGAGATGTATACTTATTACTATACTAGGTCTTGGGGGGTTCGTCAGACTGTAGGTAAAGAGCTACCGCCGCATACTCATGCTGTTTCGCATCTCAGTGGCGTGTACTATCCTAAGGCTCCTGAAGGCTCTGGAAATTTTGTAGTATCTAATCCAGACCCTGCTAACCAATTATTTACTGGGATGTACGAAGAAGAGTACTACGTTGATGGAACCCTAGACCCTACTAACCCTCTATGCGCTCAAGAGGCTTCTTTTAAAGTATCAGAAGACTTACTACTACTGTTTCCTAGCAAGACTATGCACAAAACTTTACCTAATACCTCAGAAGAAGCTAGGTACAGCATAACTACAGATATTCTTTTCATACTAAAAGATGCTTCAAAGAAAGAAGCTGGCATGAACCCAATACATGAGTGGAAAAAAGCATGATGGATAAACTTTTGTATCGAAGCTTGCTGCCTTTGGTAAATGATAAAGATATTTATACACTGCTAGTTGAGTACTCAGAGGCTAGAATTTCTACTCTTCTTCATCAGATGAGTACTGAATCAAATATGGATAAAGTTAAGTCTACTCAGGGAGCTATACGTGAGCTTCGCAAAATTAAAACCTTACGAGATGAAGTAATAGCAGGTGCTAAATAATGGTGGGCTGGTTAGAAAGTTTTGGTGATCTCTTTGAAAAAGATAAAAAAGATGATATAGAGGCTACAGAACAACCTTCTATCTTAGAAGCAACTACAGACTACATGGACGATACGGGTTCTATGGGTTTAGTAATGAACCCTCAGATACCTGCTATTGCTGGAGGTATAGGTGCAGCATACCAGTTTGGAAGAGACCTTCTAGGATACAACCCTAAAGCCCAAGTCAGGGCTGAAGAGGCTAGAAAAGATGATGAAGGTATTACACCTACTAAAAATTACATATATGATACAGCGGTAGAAGCTGGCGCTAGTCCCTACGTAGCACAGACAGCAGGATTTGCTGCAGAGGTTTTGCCGGGACTAGGCGAGTATATGGGCGGCGAAGAGACTGTTAACTTGCTACAAGAAGGCCGATACGGTGATGCAGCCCTTGCTGGAGTTGGTACAGTACTTGGTGTAGCTCCTTTTGCGGGAGACTACTTAAAAAGTGCGCTTAGAACTGCTAGAGGTGACCCTCCACCCCTAACGGGTGTTAAAGAAATGTTCTTAAACAGGAATATTGCTAAGGGGGCGAAGTACGATACTCCTTATGATCAAGCCGTAGCTATGGACCTTGCAGGTAAGAATAGAGATGAGATATGGAAAGAAACTGGCTGGGGTAAAATATTTGGCGAGTGGATGACTGAGACTGATGACAGTATTACTACTACTAAAGGTGTACAAGACGCTGGAACAGATTTAGCAGAAAGAACTTCTTATAGACCAGAAACTATAACTACAGAGAATGTAGTTACTAAAGCTGTTAATACCTACAAAGCTAAAAAAGAAATATCCCTAAGGTATAAAGAACTAGTTAGACTAGCTAAAGGGAAACCTATGACCCCTGAAGCTTTAACAGCAGAGCTTGAAAAACTACAGTTTAAAATGAACGATGAGTTAAATGCAGTTGTTATTCCGGTAACACCACAAACTATAGAAATTACTACTCCTGCTGGCCCCTCAGTATTACCTGACGTGCCTAATTTAAAAAGAAAAGGTCCATTACCTAACGTCTTAGGAAGATTAGACGAAGTAACAGACTTACTTCCAAACTCAACCCGTAAAGATAATCTGCCCCAAGGTACAATGACAGGGGCAACCGCTGGAGTAAGCGGAACTAGGGGCGGGGGCGTATATAAAAGAGAAATATTACCTACTATTTTTAATAAAGGGCGAAGAAGTAATGCTATATCAAGGTCTTACGATGACCTTGGAGGTAAAACTCTTTTTAGGCAGGACGATGAAGGTAAATTTACTAATGCTAGTGGCAAAGGCGATTATGATGTAGCAGAAATAATAAAAGAAAAAGTTGATGCTATAGATGCTAAAGTTGAACAAGAACTTTCGTTAATAGACAGTAAGAAAGATGCTGCTTATGCATTAGATGTAAATAGTGCTGAGTTTAAAAAATTAGAAATCGAATTTGACAGGCAATACAGAATAGTTAAAGAAAATGCAGAAACTCAAAAACAAAAACTATATAGGGCAGGAATAGAAGACAGGATTTGGGGTACTATGCTCCATGAAACTCAACACTGGCTAGACGATGTTTTTGGTTCAACCAGCGGAAAAGGTGCTACCAACAAAGATTCTTCACGATGGAAGTCTCTTAGGGCCGCTGCAAAAAAAGAATATGAAGCAACTAAAAAAGAAATAGTAGCTAAGTATGGTTCTTATGACAATGCTAAAATATCTAATGAAAATATAGATGCATTTTTAGAAGAGAAAATGGCATTAGAGTCTAGTGGCGCAGCACAAGCTATGTTAAAACCTAAAAAAGGTGCTAATGACGGGCGTCTTACTGACTTAGATTTATATTACTCTGAAGCGGGAGAGACTAAAGCTAGGTTAACAGACTCAAGACGAAGACTTACTGCAGAGCAACGCAGGGAAACTTCCCCGTGGCAGACCCTTTCTGAAATGCAAAAATATGAACCGCGTCAAAAGGTTCCTACGTCTGATGATGAAGTGTGGTCTCCTTCTAGATTTAACGACTATTGGCATGATTATGCAAAGAACCCTCCATTAGGCTTTAAGCCAAACTTTTGGAACCCTAACAAATCCTTCCCTTTAAAACCTTCATCAAGTGATAATGCAATGTCTGCACAAATGAACGAAGCTTTTGATACATCTCCTAGTTCAATGCCACAGACCCCTAGAGTTTCTACAAGCAAAAATACTATACTAGAAGATGCATCTACTAATGCACAAGAAGTATTAGGAATTACAGATGAAATGAAACAGACGTGGCGTTCTAATCGCCCTAAGAAAAAACAAGAACGAACTCCTCAATTGCAGGAGGGCGTAAATGCTATGCTTAATAATGAAATAACTTATAATGAATACTTAGAGCTTGCAGATACTTTTAGACCAATAAAACCTATTACTGAAGTTCCAGTTATTCCTACTACAACAGATATTGTTTCTTCTTTAAAGCCAGATCAAGTTAACAAAGGTATTATTGGTGTTACTAAAGAAATAGAAGAAGGTACTCGCGTTGCATCAAGATTAGATATAAGCGCATATGAAAACTTTGATACATGGGTAGTCTCTCTGCATGACGGAGTAGGTGACAGTTTAAGTGGAGCTTCCGTAGCTCATGGGCAAGTAGCAGTATTAACTAATGTTGATTTTAAAACTAATTCTAAAGCTGCAGCTAATATAGGTTCTGGAAAAGGTAAAGCTACTATTGCTAGAATTTTTGGTGACTATAACAAAGCAGACCCGCAAGCAGTATATGAAAGAGCATTAGAACTTATTAATGATACCAGTGGGGAATGGGTACAAGTAGGAATGAATCCCTTCAGGCATTCGTTCTTTTATGATAAAGCAGACGGAATGCCTGTAACAAGTGCTACAGAAGTTATTCAAATAGGCCCATTAGTTTTAGCTAAAAATGTAAAGAAAGTAACTAGAGATGATCCTATGTTTAGCATAAATCCAAAAGACCTTAATGACCCTAAAAAATATTATAAAGGTGGGTTAGTTAGCCCTCTAGGAGAATACTAATGGACCCTATTACAAAACATCACTACGAAAATATTGCTAATGGAACTGCAGTAGAGAATGAAGATGGTACTCTGTCTACCGTAAAAACAATCATTGTAGAGATTGATGGCATGGAAGTATTGATCCCTACTGTTTGGAATGGTGAGATAGTAGACAATGAAACAGCAATAGAAAATGCTATGAATAGCGGCATTCAGTGGCCTAGTGATGAAGCCACAGAAGAAGGTAGGTCTAGGTTACAATCCTTAGATGATCAGGCACACTTGGAAATGAACAGAGATACCACTCCTGAAGAAGCTAGAAGTATGTTATCCCCTACATCAGAGGATATGGAATTTGGTCTTGGTGGATTCGCAACAACTAACAAAGGCATTACCACACCGGAAGGATTAGAAATGGCTAAGAATAAATTTCAATTGGACGAATCAGAAGCAGATACAAATAATGATGAAGAGTTAAGCACCCGCGAAAGAGAAGTAGGTAAAGCTGTTCAGAAAAATGTTGACACCGAAATTACAGAAGATGACGCAGTACGAGCGTATCACGGTGGTATGGCCTTAGGCGGCGATATTATGGAAGGTCTTATGGGCTACGATGAAGTATCTGGTAATCCAATTCCAATTGGGTCTTCTGCTGAAAACGTAAGGGATGACATTGACGCTAAGATTAGTACGGATGAGTACGTCCTGCCAGCTAATGTTGTAAAATGGCATGGACTAAAACATATTCAAGATATGCAAGCTGAAGCAGAAATGGGTCTTATGTCAATGAACATGGAAGGCCTTATTCAGCAAGTAGATGAAGAGCCAGAACCTGAAGAGGATGAGGCAGAAGATATTGACGTAGAAGGCGTTGATGTAGAGGTCGCTGCTGTAGAAGTAGATGACCATTTAGAGGGTGGCAAGGATGAGAAATCTTATCCTAAGACATCAAAATTGCCTAGTGTGCGCCAAAAGAAAACAGTCGCATACATGGTTTAACTTGGATACCCAGTATAACTGGACCCATATGAGGTACTTATGAGTAAATATAGACGCGAACAAGATGAAGATAACCAACTTTCTTATGCTGAAGAAATGGAACAAAGTTCCGCTGGACCAGTACTAGATGCTGAAGAAGAATCCTATAAAAAACGCTATCAGGATATTCAACGTCATATTCAGACTGTACGTACACAAAAAGATAAAGAGCTTGAGGACGTAAAGAAGCAGCTTGATGCCGCTACTAAAAAACAAATCAAGTTTCCTAAGACAGATGCTGAAGTAGAAGCATGGTCTGCTCGTTACCCAGACGTTGCAAAAATTGTTGATACCATTGCTCGTAAACGGGCTAACGAAGTGTTGGCAGAAGGAGAGAAACGTCTAGAGCAAGTAGAGAAGTTTGAGAAGAGCCTTAATAAAAAAGGTGCTGAACAAACCCTCATGCAATTACATCCAGACTTTGCTCAAATTCGTAGTGACCCTGCATTCCATGAATGGGTTGCTCTACAACCTTCAGCTTTACAGGACAGTGTGTATAAGAACAATACAGACGCTACGTGGGCCTCTCGTACCATTGACTTATATAAGTCTGATAAAGGTAAGAAGGGCAACACACGGGGCGCTGCACAGGCCGTAGGACGTACCTCTAAGTCTGCACCGTCTACTAATAACAGGTCTACTTTCTCAGAGAGTTTTGTATCTAAAATGTCGGCACATGAGTTTGCTCAAAACGAAGAGGCTATTAACGAGTCGATCCGTTCAGGTAAGTTTGCTTACGATGTATCAGGCGCTGCAAGATAATTTTATAAAAAGTGATACAGCTACTTGACTACTTTGACATTTAGCTGTATCCTAAGGATGTTCCCTTCAGGGGACATCTATAGTAATTAACTATTGCAGTACGTATCTTATCATGGTATAATGATCCTATTGATACATTTAAATCAACGAACAATATCGTAGGACACTTCTAGTTAGTAGAAGTATACCCAATGACACCCCCCAGATAATACTAAAACCAAAGTTTACCGGACCACTGAGACCCCTTCTCAGTATAGCAGTTTGACGTATCAGAGTATGATACACTTAAGATGATTGTAATACATTAGGCTACTCTTAATTGGACTGACACTATAGTTTTAATTGTCTGATCTAGCTGTCTCTACAGGACGTTCCTATAGAGATTAAATAATCATGCTGTTTCATTCAGGAGAAATCATAATGGCATTTCAATCCGCATCAGGGCATAATAATCTGCCCAACGGTAACTTCTCAAGTATCATTTATAGCAAAAAAGTTCAGCTTGGCTTTCGCAAGGCTACAGTTGTAGGTGATATTTCTAATTCGGATTATTTTGGTGAAATTTCTAGCCAAGGCGATACCGTAAAAATTATAAAAGAGCCAGAGATCAGTGTACAGGCTTATGCCCGTGGCACGACCATCAATCCTCAAGATTTGGACGATGAAGACTATTCTTTGGTTGTAGACAAAGCTAACTATTTTGCTTTCAAGATCGATGATATTGAGGAGGCCCACAGCCACGTCAATTTTATGCAATTAGCAGTTGATCGTGCAGCATATCGTTTAGCTGACCAGTTTGACCAAGATGTATTAGGTTATCTGTCTGGTTATAAGCAGGCTGCTATTCATAGTCAAGCTAATGCTTTAAATGATACGGCCCGTGGTACTAAGGCTGTAACAACCGCTGGATCGAATGAACTTTTAGCATCTATGCAGCTTAACAAGGGAAATTTTGGGAATATTACTACCAGTTCTGCTGGTAATCATTCTATCCCATTAGCAGCACGTCTTCCGGGCGCTACTGCACTTCCAACAGCTACAGCATCACCAGCAATGGTTGTTGCGCGTATGAAACGTCTGATGGATCAACAGCAGGTTGATACCCAAGGACGTTGGCTTTGTGTGGACCCAGTATTTATGGAACTCCTCGCAGACGAAGATTCTAGATTTATGAATGCCGACTTTGGCGAATCTGGTGGTCTCCGTAACGGTCTGGTTCTTAAGAACTTCCACGGCTTCCGTATGTATTCAAGCAGCAATTTGCCTGCAGTTGGTACTGGACCCGGAACAAGTGGTACTGCTAACCAGCTTGCTAACTTTGGTGTTATTGTTGCTGGACATGATTCTGCTATCGCAACTGCGGAGCAAATCAATAAAACCGAAACGTATCGCGATCCAGATTCATTCGCAGATATCGTCCGGGGGATGCAGGTATATGGTTCAAAAATTCTTCGACCAGAAGCCATTGTAACTGCTAAATATAACGCTGCGTAAGGGAGAAACAAAACATGGCACTTGGTGATAACACTCTAGCCGCCGCACGGGGTTCATCCTCACGCGGTCGGCGTCCATACTTAGTCCAAAATACAGTGGACTTTGCAACAGCATTGGTTGATAAAGGTTCTGCACTTGCAGCTAACGATGTCATCCCTTGTATTTCGGTTCCATCAGGAACACTCATTTTAAACGCAGGTATTCAGGTGGACACGGCTACTTCTGGTGGCACTACTACTCTTGATTTAGGTACAGGCGTTGACGTTGATTGTTTTGTCGATGGCTTTGATGCTGACGATGGCACAGCGGCTGGCACATATGCTCAGAACGCTGCTGCTTATCAACCGCTTCTAGCTGTTGCTGATGACACTATCGACATTCTGTTAGCTACGCAATCAGGTACTGCCCTCACCACAGGGAAAGTACGTGTAGTTGCAATCCTTATGGATGTAAATGACACTGGCGTAGAAACTCCAGATGAGGTAGATCGTGACTATCTAGCCTAATAAGTAAGGGGCTGGCTTAATAGCTGGCCCCTAACCCTCCTCTAAAGGAATGTCATGCCTACTACTTATATCTCACTCTGCAATCAAGTCTTAAGACGTTTAAATGAAGTTGAGATAGCTGATGCTGACTTTGCTTCAGTGCGAGGCGTACATGCCCTTGTTAAAGATGCTATTAAATCTGCTGTTGCTCAGATCAATCAAGCAGAATTTGGATGGCCTTTTAATGCAGCTAGTCATACACAAGTATTAACTGCAGGTACTTCAGAATACAGTTGGCCTACTTTTTATAAAATAGCCGACTTCAATAGCTTTCAAATAGTAGAGAATGCTACCTTAGGATCAAGCTATAGAATACTAGAATACATGGACCGCGATGAATGGTATCAAGACCACCGCGACACGGATTTTTCTGCAGGAAGTGCAGGACGTACTATACCTACCCATATTTTTAATGCTCATGGGAATGGTTTTGGTGTAACGCCCTCTCCTAACAAAGCATACTCCGTAACTTTTAAATACTTTCTTAACTACTCAGATATAGTAAACTTTGATGATGTGACTAGAATACCTGAGTCGTATGACAGCATACTTATAGACGGCGCATTATATCATATGTATATGTTTAAGGATAACTTGGAAGCAGCACAGTCTTCTTATGAAATTTATTTACAGGGAATTAAAAACCTTCAGAGTTTGTATATAAACAACTACGAGTATATACGAGACACTAGGATTTCTAGATAATGCCCGACCAAATAGCCTCGTACAAACTAATTTGTTCTGGTGGACTTAACTCTAACGAAAATCATCTTGATTTATCTGAGAACTTTCCCGGTGCTGCTACTAGATTAGTTAACTTTGAGCCATCGTTATTCGGTGGCTACAGACGTATTGAAGGCTTTTCTAAATACGACAGTACTTACGGTGAAGTATCTGTTGCTTATGATTCAAGTGGAACTTCTACAGGCCAAGGTCCAGTACTAGGAATAGCCATCTACAAAGATGATAGCGATGGCTCCACTACTATTATAGCTGCACGAAAAGATATAGGCAGCGGTGGAAACTATAGTTTTTATTACTTTACTTCAGGAATTGGCTGGAGAAAATTTACACTAGATCACAGTGTAACACGTCCTATGACTGCTAATGGTCTTACGGTTACAAAGCTAAGACATGCCCAATTTAATTTTGGTGCAGGTAACACTATATGCTTTGTAGATGGAGTTAATCCAGCCATTGTGTATAACGGCTCTCACTGGGAAGAATTAAAATCTACAAATGCGGGTGGATATACCGCTGGAACTTCTCATAACAACGGCGCTAGTACAGGCGGTGGAGATCAAGTACTGAATGCTCCTGCTGTTGTAGATGTATTTGAAAATCATTTATTCTTTTCTGGACACCAAGCTACTAACGGAGCTATAGCCCATAGCGCACCTAATACTCCTTATGAGTGGGATGCTTCAGCAGGGGGCGGTCAGATAGTAGGGGGTTTTGAAGTAACCCAGATTAAACCCTTTAGAGATAACTTATATGTGTTTGGCTCTAATGGCATTAAGAAAATAACAGTCAATGCTTCAGGCGCTTTTGTAATAGATAATGTTACTAACAACGTAGGTTGTGTGGCGCGTGATAGTGTGTTAGAAATTGGCGGTGACCTAATGTTCTTAGCGCCTGACGGATTTCGTCCGGTTGCTTCAACTTCTAGGATAGGTGACGTAGAACTGGAGACCTTAAGTAAATCTATACAGGCTACTCTAGTAGACGTTATAAAAAATAATGATATGAAAACTCTTAACGGAGTTGTTATACGTTCTAAGTCTCAAGTACGATACTTTTTTGGACCCTCTGCAACTAATACAGAAGACAGCACAGGTATTGTAGGAGGATTAACTTCTACCGGAGGTACTATAGATTGGAGCTTTGGAGAACTACTTGGAATAAGAGCCTCATGCTGTACGTCTGACTATATAGGTACAGAAGAAGTAGTGTTACACGGTGACCATGACGGTAATGTCTATCAACAAGAACAAGGCAAGACTTTTAATGGAGAAGACATATTAGCTATATATTCTACTCCTTACCTAGACTTTGGTGAAACAGAACAACGTAAGCAGCTTAAAAAATTAAACACTTTTATTCGGGCTGAAGGTCCGTTAGAAATGTTATTATCAGTAACCTACGATTGGGGAGATAGTAAAGTACTTGGTCCTAGTACCTACACCCAAACTTCTTCTGGTGCGCCTACAGTATATGCAGGTAGAAATATAACTTATAATGCTACTGATATTATATACGGTGGTAATGATAAACCAGTTATGACCTCAGATGTACAAGGGTCTGGATTTTCTGTTCAGGCGTCTTTTGTTACTATAGGTCAAACAGAACCATACTCTATTCAAGGTATGGTCTTTGAATATTCAGTCGCAGGGAGACGATAAAATATGGCAGGTTATGTACGTCAGAGTGCTGCGACTATAGTTAACGGCGCAGCTATTACTGCACCTCCACTTAACGCAGAGTTTAACCAAATTGTTTCGGCCTTCGCTTCGTCTTCAGGACACGCACATACCGGAGCCACCGGAGACGGACCTAAAATTGCTTTAGCTACGTCAGTCAGTGGCTATCTACCCGTTGCTAACGGCGGTGTAGCTGGTAAAAATAATACTACAGCTACGTCTGTTCCGGGTGTAGGGGATGACAGTGCAGATGGCTATGCTCCGGGTTCTATATGGGAAAATACCAGCACTGGACGTATATACATATGTGTAGGAAACAACTCTGGTGCTGCAGTATGGCGAGAGTTAGTGCAGGTTACTTCTCTAAATGCTATCTTACCCGTATCAACAGACTCCGTAGACCTTGGTGATACAAACACCCGCTTCCAAGACCTATTCCTTTCAGGTGGCATTGCAGCCGCTGGAAACGTAACTATAGGTGGAACTTTAACTACTACTGCAGGAACTGCATTAAACTCCACACTTACAGTAACTGGTGTAACCGCTTTAAATGGCGGTTTAACTATGGACTCAAACAAGTTTACGGTTGCAGACGGCACTGGAAATACAGCCATAGCTGGAACGCTGGCGGTTACAGGTAATGCCACGGCTGCAGGCACTCTAGGCGTCACTGGGAATACAACAGTTGGTGGTACGTTTGGAGTTACAGGTAATGCTACGGTGGGTGGTACACTAGGTGTTACTGGAGCCGTTACTGCTAACGCTGGAGTTATAGTAGACAACATCACTATCGATGGCACAGAGATCGATCTCTCTTCAGGTGACCTGACCGTAGACGTTGAGGGTGACATACTCTTAAACGCCAAGGGTGGAGATATATTCCTACAGGCTGATACTGCAACCTTTGGTTCATTAACCAATACTGGCGGCAACCTTATCATCAAGTCAGGTACTACAACCGCTGCAACCTTCTCAGGGGCTAATGTAGATTTCGCTGGGACTGTAGACGTTACTGGAGCCGCTACGCTGGACAGCACTCTTGCAGTAGCTGGCATCCTATCCCCTGCCACCCATGTAGATATGACTGATGCTGGGCAGATTAAGCTAGGTACAGACGATGATATGCTTGTGTATCACGATGGCTCCAACGGATACGTCACAAATGGTACAGGCATCCTTAAAGTTGCTACAGAGAATTCTGGCATTGCAGTTACAATCGGGCATACCACCAGTGAAGTTACAATCGGTGATAACCTTACTGTCGCAGGTAACCTGACCGTAAATGGAACACAGACTGTTGTAGACACAGTTACCATGAATGCTGCTAATGCAGTAGTCTTTGAGGGTGCTACTGCTGATGACCATGAGACTACGCTTACAATAGTTGATCCTACAGCAGACAGAACAATTAACCTGCCTAACCAATCTGGTACACTTCCAGTACTAGCGGCTGCAAGTAATACAGCAGTTTCAGCTACACCAGAAGAATTATCCATAATGGACGGTGATAAA